AAAGACACAGTATACATGAGTAACTTGTGTCAAGAGATTACATTACCTACAAAACCTTTGAATCATATTGATGATGAAGAAGGCGAAATTGCGTTGTGTATTTTAAGTGCTATTAATGTAGGAACTCTAAAGTCGTTAGATGACTTAGAAGAACTATGCGAACTAGCAGTAAGAGCATTAGAAGAAATTATTGACTATCAACGCTATCCAATTAAGGCGGCTGAGAAGTCAACTAAAGCAAGACGTTCGTTAGGTATAGGATACATTGGACTAGCACACTTCTTAGCAAAGCAACGAGTGCAGTACAGCGACCCTAAAGCATGGGAAGTAATACATAAGCTAACTGAAGCGTTCCAATACTATTTGTTAAAAGCATCAAACAAACTTGCAAAAGAACGTGGTGCATGTGATTACTTTGATCGCACTAAGTATGCAGACGGTATACTACCAATTGACACTTATAAGAAAGATGTAGATAATCTTGTAGAACACAAATTGTCATACGACTGGGAAGCTCTACGTGCAGATATTAAAGAGCATGGATTACGTCATTCAACATTGTCAGCACAGATGCCAAGTGAAAGTTCAAGTGTTGTATCAAATGCAACAAACGGTATTGAGCCACCACGTGGTTACCTATCTATTAAGAAATCAAAGAAAGGTCCACTAAAGCAAATTGTTCCACAATATCAATCATTGAAGCAACACTACACACTACTATGGGATATGCCAAGCAACGAAGGTTATATCAATACAGTAGCAGTAATGCAAAAGTTCTTTGATCAAGCAATTAGTGGCAACTGGAGTTACAATCCTAC